GATTGCTCGCTGTAAGCCCACGAATTCGCCTGGGGACCTTGCCACATTTGTCGGAGAGACGATCAAGGAGGGTATTCCCTCTCTGATAGGCTCTCAGACGTGGAAAGACCGAACCCGCCTCGCAAGAGGTGGGGGCAAAGAGTATCTCAATGCCCAATTCGGTTGGCTACCCCTAGTTGGTGAAATGAAAACTTTCGCCAGCAACATCTCTAAGCTCGATGAGACTATGTCTCAATACGAGCGAGATGCGGGTCGCCTAGTCCGTAGACGTTTCGAATTCCCAATGCAAAGGACCGTTACTGAACGGAGAATCGGTTCGGTGGGTGGCTCTCGAGCCATCTATCCGAACACGCAATCCGATTTCATTAGCGGTCCCCGGGGGACTGTGTGGTGTACCACTACAACGGTACACAGGAGGTGGTTCTCAGGCGCGTTTACGTACTCGCTACCAACCGGATATGACTCCCGGTCGAAGCTTGGACGTTTGCGCCTGATGGCCGATAGACTCGGCCTCGATCCTTCTCCAGACACAGTCTGGAACCTGGCTCCCTGGAGCTGGGCTGCTGATTGGTTTACGAATGCCGGAGATGTTGTTTCCAACCTCTCCGACTTCGCATCTGGCGGCCTGGTAATGGCCTATGGCTATATGATGGAACATAGTTCCGTCACAGATAGCTATAGACTTGCCGATTACACGGGTTTGATCCCGGCAATGGGCAAGCCCCGTTCCCTCGATGTCGTCACTGAGACGAAATTGAGGATACGGGCCAACCCCTTTGGTTTTGGGGTAGCATGGGACGGCTTGTCACCGTTCCAGCTCTCCATATTGGCTGCGCTCGGCCTTAGCCGAACGTAGTGGTAGTTTTGCACTACACACCACCAAATGCCCATCTAGTATGGGTGAAAGGAGCAAATGCCTATGGCTTTTGCTGACCCTCAGTCCATTACTATCGCTCCGAATGCTGCGGTCTCGTTGCCTCGCACTAACGTGCAGAACAACAAGTCCGAGTATCAGAGCGCCGATGGCCTGATCCTCCTGTCCGCTTCCAGCGCCTACGGGCGTCGGACGCGGCGGGTTCTCAGGGTCGACCACTCCAAGATCACGGCAGACCCGTTTATCCCGAGCCAGAATGCCAAAGTTTCGATGTCAAACTACATCGTCTTTGACCTTCCGGTCGCGGGGTACACGAATGCCGAGGCCAAGGCGGTGTATGACGGTTTCAAAACCCTCTTCACCGCGGGCACCGACGCCTCGATCGTGAAACTCCTTGGCGGAGAGTCCTAACGGACGCTCTTCCGGGAGCTTCTACAGATCAAGGCCCGATCCCCCACAATGGAGCAAAGGCGAACGTTTGTATTTCGTTTGCGTTCTCTTCATTGCGATTGGCTTGGTCGTCTTCTCCCTCCGCTCTAATCTACGAGCTGGGGCAGATCGACCAGATGCGCAGAATACTCCTCGTGCAAAAAGCAGAGGAGCTATCTGTCTCTGGTCAAGCGACCTGAACAAGGAGACTCCGTATCCCACACTTGTCTTGACTTTTCATCGTCGAGCCATGTGTGATCGCGGTACCCCTCTATGGGGTTACAGCGAAGTGGATATGAGCATCATGCCGTAGGCTTGGATAGCTAACCCATTCCGATAAGGAGTAGGGGCTATGAAAAGCCAACGACAGCTCCGACCAAAGAAAGTTGATTACTTTCTTTGGAAAGTGATTGCAGAAGAATCTGCAGTCAGATGTTGCACTAGCACCACCCTCGACTGGAAAACAGTCGAGACTCGGTCCAAACACGAGGGGTTCTCGTTTCTCACGATTACCCTCGCTAACTTTGGAAAAGACTTCGAAAGATGTCTTGACCAAGGCTATGTAGATCCCAGTGCTTTCCATGGTTTCCATAGAAAGCAAGGTCTCCCCCGATTTCTCGGAGGTTTCCTGGATCAAGTGTTTGACCGAGGTTCTGGAGTGCTGCTTGATGACCCTAACGTGGAAGCGATCAAAGAGATACGTCAGCTAACGCTGATGTACTCCAAGATCCTGCTCCCGTGCAGCGATGCTCGAGAGCAGGCCGCGTACGATGGGTACATCAAGAGTGAGCAGGATGTCGGCATTGAAGATAACCGTCGGAGCCCCATTGACTTGGAGGCATTCCGCCGTGTATCTCATATGCTCTTTGGGAAGATGCTCTTGAGTATAGACCGCGAGGTCTATTTCAATTACACCATTCCAAAGCATGGTCCAGGTGCGACTGCTGATAGATTGCGTGCGAACGCAAAATATCGTCAGCACACCTGGCCCAGTCGGTTGGAGAAATGGTTCCCTATGGAACTGTATCTCCTCCCTTCTCCCCGTTATTACGAGGAGTTGGCCGAAATCGACATCCTCGAGCCTGAGACGGAAATACCCGTAAGGATAATCTCCGTCCCTAAAACGCTCAAGACACCGAGGATAATTGGGATTGAGCCGACTGCGATGCAATATGCACAGCAGTCCCTCCTCCCCCTTATCCTCGAAGGAATCAAGGATTTCCATCTTGGCTCCTTTCTTGGATTCGATGACCAGACGCCTAATCAGCGTATGGCCAAAGAGGGTTCCCGTACTGGGAAACTTGCTACACTAGATCTTAGTGAAGCATCCGACCGTGTCTCGAATCAGCTAGTAAGAAATCTAGCACTGTCTGAGGGGCCAACGCTTCAGGCCATTCAGGCGTGCAGATCTACGAACGCTGATGTACCTGGACATGGTGTTATACCGTTGTCCAAGTTCGCGTCTATGGGCTCAGCTCTCACTTTCCCGATCGAGGCGATGGTATTCCTT